GATCCTCCTTTACGAAATAATGGTCTATTTAATATTCTGCTCATTATTTTTTACCTAACCAAGCTCCACCTAAAAATGTTCCAATACCGAGAGCTGTTTGTAAAGGTGTTGGGTTAGGGGTAGAAGTAAATTGACTTCTTCCTGGATAACCAGAAATCATTTGACCTACTCCTGCTCCATAAGTTGACAGTCTTTCATAAGGCTCCATCGCCTGCATTCTTTCTTGTTCTCTTGTTGCATCTAATAGAGCTTGTGCTTGAGCCTGTTGTCTTGCGCCCACTTGACCCATAGTACTAATTCTTCCCGCTGCTAATGATGGTTGTGTTGTAGCTAAACCCATTTGTCTTGAAAAATCTTGTCCTGCTAATCCTTGAGCTTGTGTAAATGCGTCTTGTAACATTCTCGCTTGAAGGGTAGCTCTATCTAATCCTCTTTGAGATCCGTATTCTCCTAATTGTACTCCCGCTCTACCTGCTCCTAAAACGCCTAGTTTAGCTTGTTGATCTCTTAAAGCTTGTTCTTGAATCTGTGTCTGTTTATCATACTCAGTTAGAGTTGCATCAATAACATCCGTTTGATACGGCGTCATGAAAGGTTTGTAAGCTTGAGGTCCTGTTAAACCTTGTGCTGCTGTTAAGTATTGTTGATAACCACCTAGTCCTGTTGCACCTGTGTCCGCTGCCAACGTTGCAGCTTGCGTTTGTAAAGGATCTTGACCCGCGACTTGCGGTGCATACCTTTGTTCATCTAATTCAACCGATGTTAATCCTTTAAGTTGTTTTAGATAATCTTTGCCTGCTTCTTCTATAAAAGGTGCTGGTAATGTTTGCTGTTGTTGTATGGCCATTATGCTACTCTACTCTCCAATTGTTTCATTGTGTTATACATTTTATCAGCTCCTCTGTCTACATCTCCGTCTCCTGCAGCTTTTACTGCATCAGCTGTAAATACAAATTCGTTTTTAGATAATCTTGCTGGAACATCGTCCGCTTTTTCTTTAGCACCGATGGGTACAAATCCCCCACCTCTTAAATCCATTTCCATTCCATCGAGACTCATTAAGCCTCCTTCTTGTGCTCCGATTCTTCCACCTTGCGCGGCAGCATAAGGGTTTATATCAGGTAGAGGCATTTCATTTTCTTTTGGCATCTGCGTACCTTTTATCATCTGTTGTAATTCCTGTGGAACGTCTGAGGATGGTCTCATCATACCTTTCATCATCTGGCTTACTCCCTGCGGAACGTCTTCGCTTGTTTGCATTACTTTACGAGGAATCGTTTCTTGTATTTTAGCCATATCAAATTGTTGTACTGGGCCTCCTTTTACAGGAGTATAATTAATAATTTCTTCTAGGATAGATTGACGGTCAGGAACAGCCATAGAGGAAGTTATTCCTTGTTGTGAAGCAGCTTTGAATTGAGCGCTAAACATTTGTTGTAAAATTTGTTGAATTTCTAATTCTGTTTTACCCTCAGCTCTTAATTTTTGAATAAGTTGTAACATCTCTGCAGACGTTGCTCCGCCTCCAGCATAACCTATTCTTCCGCCTTCAGCTCTTTTAATCGATTCCCATGGTGGTAAGAAAGTTAAATTTTCAGTAACACGTAAGTTTTCATAAGAGGCTTTATCACCACTATCAATAGCAGCTTGAACTTTCATTTGAATATCGTCTAAACCAATTTTACTTCCTCTGTCACCAATAACCTGATTAAGTGTTGGCATTTTTCTATTTTCTCTTGCTTGTATACCTGCTATTCCCAATAAACCGGCGCCAGCTCCTATAGCTACTTTTAAAGGATTGTATTTATATTCACCTTGTTCATTCTTAGATTTTAATAAAAGATTTAAAGCCTTCTGCCAGGCACTTGTATCAGCGTTATTGTTTTGGTTATTAGATGCTACTTTTTGAATTGCTTGAGTTGTACCAGTAAGGACATTTTTTTTAGTCCAGGGATTGGTTGCATCAAAACCTAAAGGTCCCATATTTGAATAAGCCATATAGGCACTTATAGGATCTTTGTTTCTTAAAGCGGAATAAGCCATTGCATAAGGACGAGTAGCAGGGAATAAACTTAATCCTGTTTGAACAAGAGGATTGTCTAAAACTTTTTTACCTTTTTTAAAAATTTTTTTTACACCTCTTTTGATACTTCCTAAAAGATATCTTTTTCTTCCATCAGCACCCATGATTCCACCATACGCTGCAGATTGTCTAAGCATTCCTAAAATTTCTTCATAAGATAACCCTGCATCCATATATTGTTTAATTATTTCATTTATATTAGTGGGTCCTTGAGACATTTGAATGTCTTCAACCATTTCTGTCATCTCTGGTTGTGGTCTTCTATCTCCTGAGTATTTAATAGGGGGAGCTCCAGCTTCTAAGCTTTCAGTCATTTCTACTATGTCTCCATTAGCATACATTTCTCTAGGTAGTTGTAAACGTGTTATAGCCATATTGTTGTATTAATTAAATTTAAAAAAGGCAGGAATTTCACCTGAATTTTTACATTACTTTGTTTTTGGGAACAAATCAAGTCCTGGAGCATGCACTATAACATCTGTTTGAATATCATTCTCTGGGATATTCTTGCTCCTCCACTCTTGTTCATTCTTATATATCTCTCCTGTTTTCTTGTTTTTTATGGTTGTTTCTACGTCTGTGGCCTTAATAAGAGGCACATCTTTACCATTAACTTTCACTGTCTCATTCATTATGCTACTACCTGTCTAGGCTTAATTTCTAATATTGAAGCTACAACGTGAAGCCTATCAGCTGTAGCTGCTGTGACCTTCAATATTTCATCTTCTTGAACTACCAAAGGTCCTGTAAGTAATTCAACTGTAGTGTTAGCACTAACCGCTTTAACTTTAAATAGGCTAAAAACATCGCTTCCAGCAGTTAAAGTTACAGTAATGGTATCNCCTGATCCAGAGTCATCGCTAACTAAAATAGATTTAAGAACAGCNGTNGTNGCTGAAGGNCAAGTATACAATGTAGTTGCACTTGTATCTGTAAGATCCTTTTTTGCGTTTATAAATGTATTACCTTGTACAGCCATTAGTTTAAAAAATATGCCTCCGCATTAACTTCATCTTTCACATCAGATTGATATGTAGAATTAAGTTTTTCAATTACAGCATCTAAGTCTCTTACCAAAGACTGGAATACAACTTCGTCATATTCTGCGCTTGCTCTTGTAAGTGTTTGTACTATCTTTGCCATTATCTTCTTCCGTCCGCTTGAACATCTAATCTAAATGTTCCTAGTTTCCAATTCTGTGAGGATCCTGTATTCTCTATCTTCAATGCTACCGATCTTGCTCTTGCTCTAGTATCTACTTTAGTTGTAGAACTCGTTACGGTAAAGGGTCCTAAAGGAGAACTGGCTTGGCTACTATTAGAGTAGTCTTTTAAGTTTAATGTTACTTGAGTGTTTCCTGTTTGAGAAACAAAGTCAGGAATAAATCTTCTTATTTTCATTAAGTATTCTCCATCTCCTCTAAACGTTATACCTTCTTTGGCATCTTGAGTAATATCAAAATCTCCTGATTCAATATTAGCTAGAACAGCAGTGACTGTTCCTCCGGAGACCACTTGATCAGTTCCTGTTTCTTGCTCATAATAAATAGTGCTACCATCGGTATTTCCTTGTACATCATAAGATGCATCATCAGAAGCTCCATAATAACATGCATGAGGCTTATCAAATACAGCTGAGTCAGACCAAGCAGTTCTAGGAAGAGTTCCCACTGTCCATACTGGACGTTGAGGGGAAGATTCAATATAATTGTAGGTTACAACTCTATTAATAGAGTCTGAAGAACTGGTTCCATAGAACCAAGATACTTCACCAAATAGATTATTAAGACCAGCATTAATTAAATCTCTAGCATTAGTATTAATATCTTCATAAACATAGTCTTCAACTAAACATAATAAGGATTCAAGTTTACCGGTATATCTAAAGAAACCATTTTCTGACATCCAATAGGCATTACCATCAACCTCAATGTTTGCATTCTTACCAATTAATCCACAGTTAGTTCCTACTTGTGAGAAGGTAAAAGTAAAAGGTTGACCCACAAATCTCATTAAAAATAAAGCTGTATCTGTCCATATATAAATTGCGTCTCGACCACGCTTTGCTCCCATGATCCGTGATCCGCCAGTCAGTCTCTGTGTACCAGCAGTATTGGTTGCTTTAGGTGCGTACGTGTTGATGTCTTCTTGGTC